ACCGCAGCCGTCGCTGGCACCACCTTTACCGCGGCCGCTGCCGCTGGTGGTGGCGACAAGTTTCTCAACTACGGGAACGAACGCCTGTACATCAAGAACGGCGGCGGCGGTTCGATCACGCTCACGATCACTCCTGGCGGCATGCCGGGCGGCCTCACCATTACGCCGGTGACCGTCACGGTCGCGGCGGGGGCAGAGAAGATCGTGGGGCCGTTCAACCCGCAATATTTCAATGACTCGTCGGGGTACGTCAACCTGACCTACTCCGGGGTCACTACCGTCACGGTCGCCGTGATCAACTAACAGGAGACTATCATGGCTCAAACAACCGCAGCCGAATCTGGCTCGAATTATCTCATCGAAGTCTCCACAGACGGGGTTTCCTGGACCGACATTTCGGGGGAATCCAACAACGTGGAGCCGTCCGGTGGCGAGCAGCAGATCGGCACCCAATTCACCGCTGCCGGCGACGCGCCGGTCGTGGTCAATTCCAACAAGAACGACGCCATCAAGGTCAAGTGTAGCATCCTCTACACCGAAACCGCGGGCGAGGCGTTCGCCGTGGTCTACGCTCGCTATGCCGGCGCGACCAAAACGATCTACTTCCGCTACTCACCGCGCGGCGGGGCGACTGGCGAAAAGCGCTATGTGGCCAGCAATGCGGCCAACACCGCCATCGCCGTGCCGATTGAAAGCTGTCTGCCGCCCAAGACGGACGCCGGCAGCGGCGATCCGCTCATGGCCGAGTTTACCATCGTTACCCCGAAACTCTATCAGGAGGCTGTACCCTAATGACTACCGAACTCGCAACCAGCAATGGCAACTCGCCTTTACTGCCAGCCGTGACCCCGCTGCTGTCTGGTCTGCCGCCCGCGGAACCCAGCACCGAAGCGCCGCCTGCCGAACCGGACAAACCCGAGCTGCCCTTCAAAGCGCCCAGCATTGGCAACGTGACGGTCAAGTTCAAACGCTCGCTCGGCGACCATGTCGAAATCGAGGCCGACCTCGACCTGATCACCTTCGACGTGTTCACCGAGATCACCAAACTCCAAGAAGGCAACGAACCGGAGATCCAACGCATTGGCAAGCTCATGGACGTGCTCACGCCGATCTGTGGCCGCAACATGCGCCAGATGCCCGCCTATGTCTGCTTTGAGGTGCTCAACCAGATTGTTGCGCAGTTCGGTGCCATCGTACCCGCAAAAAACTAAGGACGAGGATGTTCGCTCACTTGTGGACAGGCAAGACCGCTCCGTGGGAATACGTGGAACTCCGCCTTTGCCGGGAGCTGCACTGTACCCCTAGCGCACTCCGCCAGGAACGGGCGGCGGACATCCTCAATATCCTCACCATGCTTGACGTAGAAGCCCGCGTGCGCAAGCTGCGCAACGGCAAATAAAGGACAACTACCATGAAACGCACAACCTTATACCTCGTGTCGCTCCTCGCCGCCTGCCTGCTGATCTTTGGCATGGGCGCTGCCGGCGACAGTAATTTTACCAACCTGGTCACCACCGGCGACATCACCACGGTCGGCAATGTGACCGTGGGCAGCATCCTGGTCACCGCCAAGCGCACCGCCTTGACCGTGACTGACGCCGCGGCGTTCGCGCCTACCGGCACATTCCAGCCGATCACGGCAGCCGGCGCGGTGACGCCGACGATTACCGTACCGGCCTCCGGCACGATCATCGTCCTGGTCAACACCAGCTCGAACAGTATCCTATTGGCCGATTCTGGCACGCTGAAACTCTCCAGCGCCTACACAATGGGCCAGTATGACACGCTCACGGTCATCTCGGACGGCACCAACCTCTACGAGATCGCCCGGAGCAACAACTAATGGACACCAGCAAGCTTCTCGCGCTCCTCAAGAGCCGCAAGTTTTGGGCCACCCTCGTCGGGTTGGTCACCGTCCTCGGCTATGGCAGCTATCACGGCGTGCCGCCTGAGAAGATCGTAGACGCCATCATGGTCTTGATTGGGGCGTTTACCGGATCAGTCGCGCTGGAAGATGGCTTGTCCAACATGAACAAGCAGTAAGAGGTGTTTTATGGCGGGCGAAGTAGATCTAATCATTAATGCCATTAACAACGCCAGCGGGCCGCTGGGTGGCGTCCTGGGGTCTTTGAACGACCTCGAAGGCGCATCCACCGGCCTGCTGGAACGCGGTCTATCCCCGCTGCAAACCATGCTCGGCACCAGCCTGAAAGTCGCGGCTGGTGCCGCAGCCGCGGGCATCGCCGCCCTCGCCGCGGGGCTTGGCTCTAGCATCAGCAAGGCCGCCGATATGGAGCAAGGCGTGGCCGACATCGCCGCGCAGATGGGCACCACCTCGGAGCAGACGGCGCAGCTCAAGGACCTGATCACCAACCTCGGCCTTGACCCCAAACTCAAGGTCACCGCCACGGAGGCCGCGGCTGCCATTGGCCAGCTTGGCACGGCAGGTATGTCTGTGACCGACATCCTCGACGGCGCAGCCCGCAACACCGTCCTGCTGGCCAACGCCACCGGCATTGACTTCGCTGGCGCAGCCAGCATGGCCACCGACGTGTCCAACCTCTGGAAGATCAAGGCGGAGGACTTGGGCAAGGCGGTCGATGGGATTTCCAGCGCTGTCATTAACTCCAAATTCACGATCACCGATTACCAGTATGCCCTCGGTGCCGCGGGCGGTGTGGCCTCGACGGTTGGCGTGGACTTCAACGACTTCAACACCTCCATCGCCGCCATCTCGCCCTTCTTTGCCAAAGGCGCAGACGCCGGCACGTCGTTCAAAGTCATGCTCCAAAACCTGATCCCGAAGTCAGACAAGACGCAGGAAACCATGCGCGGCTTGGGCTTGATCACCACCGATCTCGGCAAGGCCGCCGCCGACTTGTCGCAAAAGCTGGGGCGCAACATCCCGGCAGGCTTTACAGAAGTTCACAAGGCCGCCGAAGACTACGTGGTGGCGATGGGGTTGGCCAAGGAAGGCAGCGCCGGAGCCGCCAAAGAGGCGCAGAAGTTCCTCAACAAATTTGAGACAAACCAGTTCTTCGACGCCCAAGGCAACATGCGCAGCATGGGCGACATTGTCGAGGTGCTGCACAGCAAGCTCGGCAACCTGTCAGAGATGGACTTAAACGATGCCCTCCACAAAGTCTTTGGCACCGACGCCATGCGCGCCGCCGCCGCGCTCACCCGGATGACCAAGGAGCAATTTGAACAGCTCCAGGCCACCATGAGCAAGACCGACGCCGAAGACCTGGCCGCCACCCGCATGGCCACCTTCAAAGGCCAGATGGAAATCCTCGGCGGCGTCATCGAGACGATCCAAATGAGCGTCGGCGACAAATTTTTGCCGCAGCTCACCAAGCTGGCCAAGCAGTTCTCGGACCTGCTCAGCGACGTGGCACCGCGCATCATCGCCTGGGCCGGCAACCTAGCCGACCGCTTTGCGAGTCTGTCTGACGCCTACCTGCCCATCCTGATCGTCAAGTTTGGGGAATGGTGGACGTGGGGCGCAAGGCTCGCCGCCCAAATCCCGGCGCTGGTCGGCTACATCAACAACATGATTAGCGCCGTGCTGGCCACCCTCTCACCGATCACCAGTTTCTTGGAGCGGTATGTGAGCATGAAGGACATTATTACCGCCGTCGCCGCCCTGTTTGGCGTGGTCGCCGTGCAGGCGCTCGCCGCCTTTGTGGCCGCCTGGGGTCCGCTGCTCGCCGTGGTCGGGGGTGCGATTGCCATTGTCTCCACCCTGCGCAACGCCTGGGAAACCAACTGGCTCGGCCTGCGTGATCTGGTGGTCGGGGTCATTACCTCGCTCAACCAGCAATTTGGCTTCCTGGTCCAAGCCTTCAAGACCTTCGGCGCCGGCGCAATGACCGAAATCTTGAACTTTATCGCCGGCAACCGCACCAACTTCGCCAGCCTCACGGCGCTGTGGGATACCGTCAAGATGGCGGCCAACCGGCTCTTTACCGACATCCAAGGCTATGTAGCGCAAAACCTGCCGCTCTGGAAAGCCAAGCTGGCCGAGTGGGCAGATGCCTCCTGGCAGTGGCTCCAGAACGTGCTGCCGGTGGTCCTGCAAAAGCTCCAGCAGCTTTTCAATGGCATGGTCGCCTGGCTTGGCACCAACCTGCCGATCTGGATTGAAAAGCTCTACCCCTACGCTATGTCGCTCATCCAGTGGATCGGTGACGCCATTCCCAAGGCCATCGACGCCTTGACCAAGTGGGCCGATAGCCTCCTGGGCTGGGGCCAGACGACAGGCACCAGCAAAGCCCAAGAGCTAATGATGAAGCTGGGCGCGGCGCTCCTCGAAGCGCTGGGCAAGGTCGCCATCTCGCTCGCCGGGTTCGCCCTCACAATGGCGGGTGACATCCTGCTCAAGCTCGGCGAAGGCTTGCTGAACTGGATGGGGCTGGACATTAACATCAACAGCCTGCACGACCACATGATCGGCCTGATCCAAATGCTCACCGACGCCCTATCGGGCAAGGCCGCCCTCATCGGTGGCGTCTTGCTGGCCTTCCTCACGCCAGGCTTGGGGAGCGTCATCTCGGCCATTGTGACCGGCTTTATCCCGGCCATCGGCTCGATGGTCATGGCGGTCGGCGGTCCGATCCTGGGCGCACTTGGCTCACTGGCGGCCACCATCGGCGGCGCATTGCTGTCCGGGCTGGGCGCACTCGCCACCGCGATCCTGGGGCCAGTCGTCGGCGCAATCGGGGCCTTCCTGGCTGCCGCTGCGCCGGTGGTCTTGATTGTCGCCGCCATCGCCGCCGCGATCTATGGGCTATACCTGGCTTGGCAAAACAATTTCCTGGGCATCCGGGACATCACCAATCAGGTCTGGGAGAGCCTCAAAAATATTTTTACCAACTTGCCCGCTTCCCTGGAGAGCCTCAAAAACACGCTCTACGAGTGGGGGGCTTCGGCGATGGGCAAGCTACGCGAGGGGTTCATCTCGGCGCAGAACGCCGTCCGCAATGGCCTCGACGTGGTTGTGGACTTCCTCCAGCAAGGCCGCGATCAGCGCCTCGGTCCCTTCGCGCAGAGCATGTATGAAGCCGGTGCCAATGCCTTCTTCAAGCTCGGCCAAGGCGCACAGGCGGTCAAGGATGGGGTCGTGGGCCAGTTCAACATAGTCATGACCGACATCCAAAACCAGGGGCTAGGGTTTGCCGGTGGTGCGCTCCTGGGACGCATGTATGAAGGCGGGCGCGGCTTCATCCTGAAAGTAGGCGAAGGCATCGCCAGCGCCTCGCCGAACATGACGACCGACCTCAACAACGCCTTTAGTGGCCTGGTCGGCAAATTCAACTACTGGCACGACAACCTTGCTCCGCACTTCTTTGGTTCGGCGCAAGACCTGGCCGGCAAGATCGGGGCTGGTTTCGCTGGCTTCTCTATCGGGGGTGCCCTGGACACCGCCTTTGGCAAGCTGCGCGACGCCTATAACTACTGGCACGACAACCTGGCCCCGCACTTCTTTGGCAGCGCCCAAGACTTGGGCAACCGGCTGATCAGCGGCTTGACGAGTGGCATCCTCAACGGCATCGGCAAAGTCATCCAGGCCATCCAAGGCGTGACGGACGCCCTGCCGCAGTGGGTCAAGGACCAGCTCGGCATTCACTCGCCCTCGACCGTCTTCCAAGGCTTTGGCCAGAACATCATGGAGGGGTTTGCCCTCGGTATCCAGCAGCTCGCCAACCTGCCGCAGCAGGCATTGACCGCCGCCACGGCAGCGCTCGACCCGGCGACCATGATCCCGGCGCTGTCTGCCGACATGCAGGGCAGCGGCACCGGCACCACCGTGAACAACACACGGTCCAACACAACCAATAACACGTTCAACCTGCCGACACCGGGCGCAAACACCCAAAGCCCGTTTGAAACGGTGCGCGCCTTGAACGCACTCTATGGAGGCATCCGCTAATGGCGACCTACGAGATCATCCAGCCGGACCCGGCAGCCACAACCTATGACATTGGCGACGGCACGTATGCCGACTTCTACCTCATGGACGGGGTCGGTATGTCGGAGATCCGGCGCACCCTCCAGTATTTCCCCAACATCAGCGGGGCGCTGGACAAGGGTTACAAATTCCAACCGCGCGAGCTGACCCTCAAGCTGTTTTACCAGGTGGCGACGAAAGCCCTGGCCGACGCCCGGCGCGACCAAATCTACAAAATCTTTCGCCCGTTTGACGACCCGCTCAAGCTCAAGGTCACCCGCGACGACGGCAGCGTCCGCCAAATTGACGTGAACACGGTGGGTATGCTGGACTTGCCCGAATCACGCCGCACCGGTTCGGACCAGGCGTTTGACGTGCGCCTGCAAGCCCCTGATCCGTTCTGGTACGACCCCACGCCGATCACGACCACGTTTACGCCCAACGCCACGCCCTACGCCGGCAGCATTACCTACGCCGGCAATTGGGAGGAGTATCCGGTGATCAAGGTCTATGGCGAGGTGCTGGGCTTCACAATGGAAATCACGCCGAGCGGCGGCTCCAGTGAAGGCACGATCTCGATCTCCTATGACACCATCGCTGACGGCGACTACTACACCATTGACCTGCGCCCTGGCTACAAGACGGTCAAGACTTCGGGCGGCACCAACAAGGATTACACCGCCGTGGTTGATCCTGCCGCCTTGGCGTTGTCGCGCCTGTGGCCGGACCCGGAGGCCGCGGGTGGGGTGAACGACTTTTCGTTCTCCTACACCAGCAAGGGAGCCAACCACAAAATCGAGGTCACCTACTACAAGAGGTATCTGGGCCTATGAGTACGAAATACCTGGTCTACGTCAACGGCAGCACGCTCAACGTGCCGTCCAACTTCCTCAAAAACATCGTGGATGATTTCGTGAGCCTGTCCTATGTCAAGCGGATTAACGAAGTCGGCATGTTCACCATGACCTTGCCCATTGACCACGAGGTGCTCGACACCATCGAGCTGGACGCCGTGGTGGTGGTGCGGCGCGGCAGTGACGCCATTACCTGGTACTCGGATTTCACCGGCCTCTACCGTGGCGCGACCCGCGACATCAACAACAACAACGAGCAGACTCTCAATTTCTACATCCCGGACGGCAACAGTTTGCTGGAGAGAACGCTGTGCGCCTACTACACCGGCCACGCCCGGAGCAACTGGACCAGCGAGCAGACCTATGACATTTTGACCGACCTGGCGGCCTACAACATGAACATCACCGGCCCGACCGGACGGCTGATCGACCCGCGCGAACTGGTCAACGTGCCCAGCTATACCGGCGCGGGGTCCACCATTGGCTACTCCGCCGCCTTCAAAACGCTGCTGGCCGCCTGCCAAGAAGTCGCCAACATTGACGACTATATTTTTAGCATGTCCTCCGGCGACGTGGTGCCGGCCTGGACCTTTGCGATCAACAGCCTCGGCACCGACCGCTCGCAAGAGGTCTATTTCCAGATGGAGCGCGGCAACATTGCGGACCTCTCCCTCGACCAGCGCCGCCTGAATGAGCCGACCAAAATCCTGATCGCCGGACAAGGCGAAGGCAGCAGCCGCACCTATGTCGTGCGCACCTCTGCCGACTACGCCACCAACAACCATACCGAGTATTTCATGGACGCCCGCGACCTGACGCTGACCGCTTCCCTGAACGCCCGCGCCGATGCCAAGCTGGCCGAAACCGCCTACAAGCCGAAATTCACCTTCAACGCCTTGCAGGCGCCGAACTATCTCTATGGCCGGGACTACTTCCTCGGCGACAAAATCTCGGCCTACTACGCCGGCACCTGGTTCACCCTGCGCATTACCGGCGTCACGGTGAATGTCAACGGGCAAGGCGAGGAGAGTATTGGACTGGAGCTGAAAGATGCCGCTTGATCTGTCCGTCGATAAAATCCTAGACGAGATCACCAGCCTGCGCGCGCGCCTGGCCGCCCTGGAAACCCGCGAGCATACGCACACCATTGCCAGCGGGTCGATCACATCCGCCATGCTCGCCGACACCTACCTGAAAAACGATGGCACGGTGACCGGCAGCACCAGCAGCCCGCAGCCGTTTACCCGCAACATCATCGCGCCGTGGGTGGACTATCCGTTGCAGGACACCAACAACGGCGATCACTTTAACCAGAACACCGGCAACGGCACGATCCCGACGAGCTGGACGCAGACCGACGCCGCCCAAGCCACGCGCCTGGATCAGCCGTATGGCTTCTGGAACCTCGTAGGGGCCAGCGGAGAAACGAGCTGGGGCTTCAAGCGCCAGACCGCCTTCAACATTGAGAGCCAGGGCGTCAACGCCTGGAAGTCTTTCTGGATCGGGCCGGTCCTGGTGCGCGAGCTGCTCTATACCGCCGACATCAACTACTACTTTGGGATCTACCGCAACAACGCCGGCACCCCCGACGCGAATACCTACGTGCGCGCCAACCTCAACTGGAACTCAGCCGGAAGCACCTGGCGCATCCGGGGCGAGTACAAGGACGGCACGACCGCGACGACCGGCACCTACATCACGCTGTCCAGTTATGCCGTGCATCCGCTGTGGTTTCGGATCGCCCTCCAGAACAGCACCAACAAGAACATGGTGGTGTATTGGGGCGGCTACCCGCTTGTGCCTATCCAGATTTCCCTCCAGAGCGCTGCGGTTGGCAGCAGCGTAACCTGGGGTCAACCCTGGTGGCAATTTTCCATGAGCCGCGGAGCTGGGTCCGATGACCGCCTGTTGATCGGCGGGATCGACTGCTCCTCTGACTCATAGTCGCAAACGTTTTCGAAAATGGAGAAACCCATGAAACGCATTTTAGCCACGCTCTTACTCTTGGCCGCCCTGTATGCCGGGACCGCACCGTCCATTGGCCACATGCAGGACTCGCCCTTACCGACGCCAACGGACACCGTTGCGCCGACCGCAACCGCCACGCCGACCCATACCCCCACGCCGCCGCCGCCCACCGCTACGCCGCAGCCGGCACCGTCCGGCAGTGGCATTGACTTTGGCGCGTTCAACCGCGACGCCATCCCGGTGGAGCTGCAAGCCTGGTGGCAACCGGCTTACGGCCACACCCACGCCGCGGCGCTGGTGCCCATCGGTGGCGAGGTGAGCGGGACGATTAACCTGCCGGTGCGGGTCGTGTACCACGACAACCCTGGCAAATTCCACCGCCTCGACCTGGACGACGACAGCCGCAACGTGGCGACCATCTTCCCGGGTGACCTGACGTGCCCGAACCCTGGCGTGTGCGCCTGGTCCTTCACCCTCAAGGTGGACACGACGAAGGAAAAGCCAGGCTGGCGACAGTGGCGCTTGCAGACCTACACCAACACACCAGACGGCAAGGTCCTCATGTCCAGCAGCGGCATCATGGTCAACGTGACCAACCCCGGCACCCGCAGCGACTACTCGCACCCCTGCAATGGCACGCAGCTCATTGGCCGCGGCTGGTACACCGACATGGGCTACACCAACGCCATGATCGACTGTGTGCCGCTTGCGCCGGTCAAAGGCACGCTCACCGTCAAGGTGCGGGCGCAGCAACCGAGCGACCACTTGACCGTGGAACTCGACAAGAGCCATTACATCCCGGCGACCGGCATTTGGCCGGAGCAGGCTGCCGTGGCGGGGGTGGTGCTGTTCGACAAGGCTGGGGATTACCAGAGCTTCTTCCCCATCGCCATCGACACGACCAAGCTGGGCAACGGGTGGCATGCCTTGAGCGTGCGCTCGCACTCGCCCAATGGCCAAGTTTCGGTGTGTAGTGGCTGCCCGACTGAGGCCAGCCATACCGAAGGCGTAGCCCGCATGTGGTTCTACGTCAACAACTAACAGGAGGCCAACATGACCATCACCAAGAGCGAAACGCAAATTCAGTGGTCCGCGGCCAACAACTTGTCGATTGCCCTCAGCAGCACCGGCACGAGTGACGCCTTCACGTTCGACGGCACGAGTTTCCTGGCCACGATCACGCTCAAGGCCGACAACAACACCACACCGTCCAGCGGTGACACGGTCACGTTCTACCTACTCTACACCAACGGCGACCCGGATGGAACCGGAGCCGACGAGTATGACACGACCACGCAAGGCACGCTGCTGGCGCTGCTCGACACGAACACGAGTGACCCGGCGCAGGTCACGGTCGCCGTCAATCCCAGCGCCAAAGGCGGCAAGATTTATGCCGTCAACAACAGCAGCACGCACGCCATTACCGTCTCGGCCACACTGTACGAAACAAAGGGCTAAACCGTGTTAACTAGACCTGTAGGCAATTACACAGTAAACAAGTACAGTCCGCAACTCAACGGGCTGGTCTTCTGGTTGCCACTGACTGATCTGGTTTTAACCGACCGCCTGCGCCGGCTGAGTCTCACGGCGACCGGCGCGCCCTTCCTCGCCTTCGACGGCACGCGGCTGTCGATGGACTTCAACGGCACCAGTGAGTATCTGATCACCACCAGCACGCCGGTCGCGGCGGTGCCGCTCACGCTCGTAGCCTGGTTCTACCAGCGCAGCAGTGCCACCCGTACCGTACTCTCCCTGGCCAGCAGCGCGGACACGACCAACTACTTCAACCTCGAAGCCACGTCTACCCCTGGCTTTCGCGTCAGAACGTCAGACGGCACGGTGGCGAGCGCCGTCGCCACCATTGCCCCGACCGCCTTGACCTGGAACCACGGCGTCGGCGTCTTCGCCGCGACCAACAGTCGCACCGTCTATCTGAACGCGGGCGGCAAGGCCACGCAGACCAGCAACCGCACCCCAACCGGCATCAACCGGATCACAGTCGGCGCGTTGGGAGGCAGCGTACCCGCCGAGTTCATTAACGGCAGGCTCGCCGACATCCGCATCTACAACCGCGCCTTGACCGACGCCGAAGTGGCCGCGCTCTACTACCCACAATCTCGCTGGGACCTGTACGAACCCATTCAAAGCATGTGGTTTGTGCCCGCCAGCGCCACCCTCTACAGCCAGTCGGTAGACGGTGCCCTCACGCCGGCAGGCGCAGCGGTCAAACAGGCCACCAAGCCAGCCACCGGCACGATCACCAGTGCCGGGGCGCTGGTCCGGCAGGCGACGAAGCTGGCGAGTGGCGCACTCACGCCAGCCGGGGCGCTGCTCAAAACCACAAGCCGCGCCTTGACTGGTGCCTTATCCCCTGCGGGCGCACTCGCCAAGACCACGCAGCGGGCGCTGGCCGGCAGCCTCGACCTGGCCGCAGCGCTCATCAACCAGGCCACCAAGCTGGCGAGTGGCGCGCTATCGCCCAGCGGGGCGCTCAACCGCACCACGAGCCGAGCCTTGACCGGCGCGATCACCAGTCTGACCGGGGCATTGGTCAACCAAGGCCAGAAGACCCTGGCGGCCACGCTCGACCTGGCGGGCGCACTCGTCAACCAGGCCAAGAAGATCAAATCGGGCGGCATCACGTTCGCCGGTGACCTGGAATCTTCGCACGTCTACCTGTTGGCGCTGGCGGGGGCCATCAGCAGCCTAACCGGGGCGCTCGTCAACCAGGCCACCAAGCTGGCGAGTGGCAGCCTGTCGCCTGCCGGCGCACTCAGCAAACAAGCCAAGCACCTGCTCGCCGGTGCCATCACCAGCAGCGGGGCGCTCAGCAGAACCATCAGCCGGGCGCTCGCCGGAGCCTTGTCACCAGCCGGGGCGCTGGCCAAGACCACGACCAAGCTGCTCGCAGGCACGCTGGACCTGGCCGGGACACTGGTCAACCAGGCCAAAAAGATTCTCGCCGGGACGCTCGACCTGGCGGGCGATGTGGTGGGCAGCCGGACCGTGGTCCAACTGCTCGCTGGGGCGCTCGACCTGGCCGGGGCGCTGGTCAACCAGGCGCAGAAGACCCTGAACGCCACGCTCGACCCAGCCGGCGCGCTGCAACGCACCATCAGCCGCGCGCTCGATGGGGCGCTGGACCTGGCCGGGGCGCTCATTGTCTCGCTCACCTATAACCAGATCATTGCCGGCACGCTGGACTTTGCTGGCGATGTGGCCAAGCAGGCCACGCATCTGCTCGCCGGCACCGTCACCAGCGCCGGGGTGGTGCGCAAGAAGACCACGCGGGCGCTTAGCGGAGCCATTACCAGCCTCAGCGGGGCGCTCGTCAACCAAGGCCAGAAGGCGCTGTCCGGGGCGCTGGACCTGGCTGGAGAAATCCAGCGCAGTATCTTCCACGTCCTGACCGGGGCGCTCTCGCCTGCCGGTGATCTGGCCAAGACCACGCTGCGGGCGCTGACCGGCCTGCTCGACATGACCGGCTTCATGGACACCGGGGGCCAGTTCTTCAAGGACATCGCCGGGGCGCTCTCGCCGAATGGCGCGCTGGCCAACCAAGCCCGGAAGGTGATGGGCGGCAGCTTCTCGCCCAGCGGGCTGATCCGCAAGTTGTACCAGACCAACCTGGACGGCGAGCTGAACCCAGCAGGCGCACTCGCCCGCACGTTCTTCCAGGTGGTTGCCGGTGTATTGGATTTCACCAGCGACCTGACCAGAACGACCAGCCACGCGCTGGCTGGGGCGCTCGACTTCACCAGCGACCTAGTCCGCCAGGCGCAGAAAAGCCTGGCCGGGGCGCTCTCGCCTGCCGGCAGCTTACTGCGCAATATCACTCACGTTCTTAGCGGCACGCTGCAACCCGGTGGCGCGCTGAACAAGCTGACCAGCCGTGCCTTGGATGGCGTGCTGACCAGTGCTGGCGCTCTGCGCGGCATGGCCATTAAGGCGCTCAGTGGCATCTTGGACAGTAGCAGCGACCTGGGGCGCATTATCTATAAGGGAGTGGCCGGGGGTTTGACGCCGAGCGGGGCGCTCAACAACCTGATCAGCCGCGCCCTAGACGCCAGTCTGGATTTCGTAGGCGACCTGAACAAGCGCACCAGCAAATATATGGAGGGGGTCTTGGACGCCGTTGGCGCTGTGCCCAAACACCTCACCCGAAAACTTGCTGGCACGCTGACCAGTAGTGGGAGCGTAGCGGCGACCCGCATTACCTACATGATCCTCGCGGGCAGTGTTAACCTCGCGGGCAGCCTGCTCCGCAAGACCACCAAAGTGGTCAACGGCAGCATCTCGCCCAGCGGGGCGATTAACCGCATCTATGCCACCGCCATCGCTGGCGTGTTGTCCTTCGCTGGCCAGGTGACCAAGACGCAAACGCGCATCATTACAGGCGTGCTCTCAATGGCTGGCGCAGTCACCGGCTCCAAACTGGCCAACGTCATCAAACGGACGGTCCGGCTAGTGGGAAACTGGCAACTGTTCCGCAGCCTGCGCGGCTCGCACGGCACAACCCATGACCTAGATGGGGAGGTTTAACCCATGACAGCAACAAACCAGAATTTCACGATGTATGCCGGCGACCACGCCACGATCCGCATCACGGTCACCGACAGCGACAACGGTGGGGCCGCCAAGAACATCGCCGGCGCTACCATCAAATGGGGGGTCTATGATGAGGAGGGGGGAATCTTGATCCTCGAAAAGACCACCGCCGACGCCGTAACGATCACCGATGGCCTCAACGGCATCTGCACCGTGGCGCTTGTGCCAGCCGACACCAGCACCCTGACGCCAGGCATCTACTACCATGAGGCCGAAGTCACGGACGCCGACGGCAATGTCAACACGGTCTTGACTGGCGAGTACACGCTGAACCCAAGCCGCGTATGAACAAAGTCACTGACACCGTGGTGCCACGCCGTTTGCGCAACCTGGTCAATCGCTTGACCCGGCTGGAGGATGGCAAAACCTACAGCATCACCCTCGTTATGCTGGAGGGGCGCGATCCGATTTGGACGGTACAAACGCTCGGCAACATCGAGAATGATAGACAGCCGCGCGCCGATGTGCTAAAATAACGGCCAGCTTACCAATGCAAACTTGGTAGACTTTAATCAGAATAGCTCCGGCCACCATACCGGGGAACGCAGCGTGCAACAATGACACACGGTGCAGATGAGGACTTACGGGTCCTTGTCTGCACCGTGTTTTTTTTAGTCCAACAGGAGACATCCGCGATGTACATCTTAATTTGCATTGACAGCTTCCGCCACGAAGACCACTTTTGGCTGGAAGGCGAAACCTACACCCTGGAGCGCAATGACATTCTGGCCTACCAGAAGATCAAAGGCTTCTTCGATCACTTTGAGCCAAAGAACGCCGCGGCCAAAGAACTCTACAAGGACGAATAATCACCGTCCCGGCAACCAATCGAAACTTTCATTTTTCACAGGAGACATCCGCTAATGTTCAACTCAAGCCTAGCGCCGAGCGGCCAACTCGTCGCCAAGAAAATCACACCACCGGGACCGGGGTTCTTATGGCACCTCAAAAACCGGACCCGCGCCAGCTTCTTATACGGGGCGCTGTTCAACTGGATGGCGAAGGCGTTCACCGACCTGACCGGCATCCCCACCCTCACCGCTGAACTGTCGATCCGGCTGTTCAAGAAAGACGGCACCGTGGTGGACTACGGCGTGGTCAGCCGCCGCGTGGTCACCGACGCAGGCGTCGCGTTCCTCGTGGACGACTTCGACCCCAGCGCGGCGACCGACATCAGCACCATGAAATACCACGGCTGCGGCACCGGCACCACGGCTGAGGCCACCAGCGACACCGCATTGGTGACTGAATCGACCACGGCATTGAACCCGGACAGCACCCGCGCCACTGGCACCGCCACCCAGCCGTCAGCGAACATCTACCGCTCGACTGGCACGGCGACCTTCGACGCCACGGCTGCCATCACCGAGCATGGTCTGTTCAGCCAAGCGGCGACCGGCGGCGGCACCCTTTGGGACCGATCCGTCTTCTCCGCCATTAACGTGGTCAGCGGTGACAGCATACAGTTTCAATATTCTTTGACGATTAACAGCGGCGGGTAATAATTTATTGCAAGCCGCACCAGGAGCGAGGGGAGGTAACTCTCCCCTCTGCGAAGGCCAAGACAAGATGACTGAACAACCCAAAGAGCCAACCACGATCCAAGAGTTGCTTGACCAGATCGCCATCAAGCTGGCGGACGCACAGCAGCGTCTTGTCGAGGCACAGGACCAAGAAATGCAAGCCGAACTCCAGGTCGCCTACCTCCAAGGCTTCCTGAACGGCATTACGAAGGCGCTGGAGCTGGGCGAGCAGCAACCAGTGCGCTACCTAGCGCCGTTCGCGCGGCGCTAGGTCTGAATTATGAGGTGCGAAATTGCGGATTTTCCTAATAGCGCCAGACAATCCCAGCCTGCCCAACGTCGGGGCTGAGGTGGCGGCCATTGCCAGCCAACACGAATGTATAAAGCTGGTCGGAGAGGTGAGAGATACGGACATCGCAACAGCCATCGCAAAGCTACGAGATGACGGCTTTGAACCCGACATAACTTGGTTTGTGAGCCACGGCAACAAGGATGGCATACTGCTCTCAGACGGTATGATCAGCATCAGCGGCATCGTCCAGTATGTGAGCGCTGCCGCTCCCCGCTTGTGCGTCCTCAACACCTGCGCCAGCGAAGACATCGCCACGGCGATTGCCAGCGATACCCACGTTGACATCATCTGCACCATCGCCGAGATCAACGACGTAGACGCCATGCGGACCGGGCGGCTGCTGGCCACCGAGCTGGTCACCAACGACAATTTTGAAGACGCCTATAACCGGGTGCGCCCCATCTCCGGGCGCTACCGCTACGTGCGCGCCGGGAGGATGACCATAACCCGCAGCGCCGAAACTGACGCCGCCATGCGCCGGGAAATGCAAGAGTTGACCAGGGCAATGTACGAGCTGCGCGCTACCATCACCGCCGACATCCGCATCGCCAATAGCCAGGTGGGGCTGGTGCAAAAGCAGCTCGAAGCGTTGGAACGCCAGCAAGAATCAAGAGAACAACAGACCGAACTCATGCAGCAGCAGATCACGACAATGGAGCAACAGATCGTCGCCATGAAAGCTTTGCCGGTCCGCACCAGCGCCGAGCAAGCCCAGCCAATGTCACAGGTCAAGCTGGCCATGATCATCTTCTGCATGTTCCTCGCCTCAATGGCGGTCGCCTTCGGCCTGGCACGTCTTATTTTCAGGTGATTGACATACTCCCACGGCCTTTAGCCGTGGGATTCTAGGGTCAAA